GGCAATGCAATAGTATTGATCAAGTCTTTAATTGTGTCTAGTTTTCTAGCACTATTTAGAGAAGATGTGAGATTAGCAAGTGCCGATATAATTGGCATTTGTGTCATGTACCAGATAGGAGATGTGTACAAATCGTGTTCACTAGCGAGCCCTTGAGCATGCATTTCGATTGCGTCAGGAGATTTCATTAATCTCTCGGCGAAACCGATATACTTGCTTGTGGTTTTGTTAATAGCATCGTTAGCAGCAAGGTAAATGAAATTATTAATCTCTAAGGCAGGTAAAGCCTGGAAGGTAGAATTAGGATATCTATGGATAAGTTCTTGATTCCAAGAACTTACATCACCGAAATTAATGAATTTGGTGAATGCATGGAGAACTCTAACTCTAGCTTCGAGATTCTTAACTTCTTTAACTTTCTTACCTAATAATGTGTATAACTGACCAACTAGTGGAGGGATTGTAGCACCAACCTCAGCCGGTAGATAACCTCTTTCGTAAATAAGTACATATAACATTTGATAAATCAAATGGTATTTGTAAATATTTGGGTAGAGACCTCTTACTTGAATTCCAGTAATTTCTTTACCATCAAGGAATAACCTTTTCGCGAACTCATACATGTTTGCACATATATGGCTTTTCGGAATCGATATTCCAACCCCTAGTTCTTTCATTATTCTCAAGTATTCACGAGCAACATCATCATGCCATATCACAATGTCATCACCGAGAATCACATAATATTTCTCTGAAATATTTAGATAATCGTGGATGTAATGTAATATAACATGATGTGTTATTGTGAATGTCGACCAAGAGCTATAAGCTCCCATAGGCTGACCTGATTGATATTTACAATATCCACCAGTCCAAGGAATATAGAAAGGAGTACCTATAAGGATTTCTTCCCAAGATTTAGCCAAGGCACTCCCGTACATTTTTGCTATTAATTTACTTTGTAAAGTAATAGGAAATCTGTCGGTAGCCGCAGTTAAGTCAAAGGAATAATACTTATGGCCTTCGGGAGGTTTAGGAAGTATTGGATCTTGAGTAAAAGTTCTATCATTGCTCAGAGTTCTTAAGAATCTAAAGTGTTCATCATGAATTTGTTTTAAGAAATTTTGAGACCAGTAATCGAAAATAGCGATAATTCGCGATTTTCCTTCTGGATCAGGGATTACACTCAGTTTTCTGGGTTTAGTCCATGACCAGTCTGGTTTCTTGTCTCTTATCATACTCATGAAGAAATCAAATCTTTGTGTAAACGTTTTACGGTTATACAGAGAGATAATCTCTTTAATTAACTTAGTATCTGTTTTGAGAGGTGAATCTTTTAGATACACTTCTTTAACATATGTCTTAGTTATTTCAAAGGGCATGCTTAGAAATCTCCAGAATTTCTGGACAATGTATAGTTTCTCGACCCTTTGTGATGAAAGCAATTCTTTATATTCCTTAAAGAGTGTTGAAATATTAGTGTCCAGTAAAGCTTTAACCAAGTTTTCTGGCATTGAGTGGATATCTCTTAAGGCAGTGAGCG